CGATACTGCAACACATCTGATCGAGATTAAAGGCGCCGCGCCTTCGCCGCCCGAAATCAGAAAGCTCGCGAGCGTGTGCCGCGGACTGCAATGCATGGGCGCCGTTCTGTACGGTACACCTGGCGAGCACGGCATTGTGCGCACCTTTCCAAAGATCCCCCATCGTATCGACGGTCTTGACGCGGCCAACAGGCACATCGATTTTCAGGTGTGGGCGTGGCGTGGCTATCCAGACGATCGCCGCGCCAATTTCACTTTGACGTGTGAGGCTATCGCCGCAGCGCGCGGCGCGCGTTTCGAATTCGGTGAATCAGGGGCGCGTGCATGAGCAATCAAGAGTTGGTCGACGCGCTGGCGCCTATCGTCGGGCGCGTGCGCACAGATACGTGCTGCGTAAAGAAGCCAGGCGCCGCACCTGCCCGCATCAATCAGGCGTTGACCGCGGCGAAACTTCTCAAGCACGTTGACGCTGGCCCGGCGTACGGTGTGTATCCGATGCTGCCCGGCGAGACGACGACACGTATCGCGCTGCTCGATCTGGATTCGCACAAGGGCGAAACGCCGTGGCCCGACATGCAAGCCGCGGCGCTCAATATCATGGCGGATCTTGAATCGTACGGGCTACGCCCGATCCCGTTTCGCTCGTCGGGCGGCGCCGGGTTGCACATATATCTGCTGTGGAACACACCGCAAGACGCCTACAGCGTGCGACACCGTCTACGCCATGTGCTCGCCCATTCCGGATTCAAGGATGGGACCGCAGGCGTCGCAGCCGGCGAAATAGAAGCGTTCCCGAAACAGGATGTGGTTCCGGCCGACGGGTACGGCAACATGTTTGTGCTGCCGCTGGCGGGTGCGTCCGTGCCGCTCGACCCGTTCGAACTGGAGGACATGCCGAAAGAGTTCGTCGTCGATATGGACTGGCCGGTATCCAACGACGTGCCGCTCGTATCGCGTCCGGTTCGAGAAGTTGAGACAGTGGGTGCACCGACCGGCATTACTCCAACGATGCGCTCGGCGCTCGATGCGATTCTCAACACCGGTGACGACGAACTTGATTATGACGGATGGCGCACGGTGCTGTTTGCGCTCAACTTCGAGACGGGCGGCTCTGACGAAGGCCTCGCGCTGGCGCATGAATTCTCAGCGCGCTCAAGTAAGTACGACGCAGACAAGGTCGAGCGTGACTGGAACTACGCAGGCCGCAGCGACGCGCCCCCGGTCACGGGGCGTTCGATTTTGCATCTGGCTCGCGAGTTGCATAAGTGGCAGGAGCCCGTCGAAGACGACTTCGAAGTCGTCGACACTAGCGAGGCGAAGGAAAGCACGTGGCTCGATGGCTGGCACTTCCTCACCGCTCGCGACCGCCTCGCGAAAGTCGGCGAGCCCGGCACGCTAAGCATCACCGGGTTCAATACCCGATTTGCCCGCATGATGCCGACAGGCAAAAACGGCGGCAAGGCCGCAGCGTTCGAGACAGTGAAAAACGGTCCGGGTTTCCCGATCGCAGCCGACCTTGTGTACGCCGCGGGCCAGACGGCCACGTTCGAATTCAGCGGCATGCGGTATCTGAACGCGTATCGTGAATCGAGTACACCAGTGGCCGCAGCAGAATATACGGGCGCCGGCCGCGCTGCGGTCGATCTCGTGCGCTCGCATATCCGCCTGATCACAGGCGACGACGAAACCGCGCGCATGGTCGAGACTTGGATCGCGCTGAACGTGCGCAGCCCCGGCAAGCTGATCGGCGTTGCGCTGCTCGTGAAGGGTGTGCCGGGCGACGGCAAAACGATCCTGTTCCGCCAGTTGATGGCCGCGGTGATGGGCAACGAGAACGTGGGCGACGTGGGCAACAACGAGTTGCGCAGCCAGTTTTCGGGCTGGGCCGTCGGCCGCGCGGTGCGCGTTATCGAAGAACTGAAAGCGCCTGGCCACAACCGGCATGATGTTCTGAACAGCGTCAAGCCTTACATAACCAACCTGACTATCTCGGTGCACCGCAAGGGCCAGGATGGGTTCGACGCCCTGAATACCACCAACTACGTCGGACTTACCAACTACGAAGACGCGTTGCCGATCGACGACACAGACCGGCGCTGGTGGGTGATCTTCTCGCCGTTTGCCTGCATTGAAGACGTCGTAGCGCTGGTCGGCCCGGTTGAGTCGTACTTCGATCGGCTCGGCGATGCGATCCGCGAGCACGGCGCAGACATCCGTAAGTACTTCCTCGAATGCCCGCTGCACGCGCGCGTCCACCACAACATGCGTGCGCCTGAATCCACCGGCCGTGCTCGCATGATCCGCGCTGAGAACGATCTGACTGGCGGCGACTTCCTCGACGGTTACCTACAAGACGGCGCGTACGGCATCAGTAGCGAGATCGTTGCTTCGGCCGAACTCACCCGGCAGCTGCATTCCGACATGGGCGACGACCACCCGCGCACGAAACAGATTGCCGTGCTGCTGGCGTCGCGTGGATTCAAACAGTGCGACAAAACCCTCAAGTGGGATGGGCGCATGCATCGGGTGTACGTGAAAGACGCGCGACTTGTATCCGCCACCGGTAACGAACTCGGTCGCCAGCGTCTTCGCAAGATGCTGGACGAAACTGCAAAAAATAACGAACACGCTGAATTTGACGAATTGCGGGTAGCGAGCACCGCCGACGACCTATTGTGATTTGTAGCCTTTTAGTTTTGTAGCCTTATTTGTGTCCTCGCAGAAAGCCTTATGCAGTATGGCTTTCGGTGTTTTAAGGCTACAAGATACAAATCATTTGTACATACGCATACGCGCACACATGCATGTGCACACGTGCACGCACATGCATGGAACGAATTGATTTGTGTCTTGTATCTTGTATCCCGATTCACAAGATGTAGAAAACTGCACGTTCAAAGGTACCGAAGATGAAAAAGATGATCGGGGTAAATGAGCGCGGTTTGCGTGTGGGTCAGGATCACCAGCGCGCGAAACTGAGCGATGCCGCCGTGGAGATGATCCGCCGGTTGCACGAGGAAGGACTTTCGTATCGCGTGATCGCGATCAAGTTCGAGATCAGCCGTATGCAGGTCTGGCGCATCTGCAATTACCGCGTGCGGGCGCAGTCAGCAACGCGCTTTCGCACGATAGCGTAACCATACGACAGTCATTGCCTTGCACGATTCGGTGCATGGCACAGGAAAGCACTTACACCCCCGAACTGGCTGACGAGATTTGCGAGCGCATCGCGAACGGGGAAACTTTGCGTGCAATTTGCCGCGATTCGCACATGCCGACTTACCGCTCGGTCTATCGTTGGCGCGAAGCGTATCCCGAATTTGCGTCACGCCTCGCGCATGCGCGTGATTGCGGCGCCGACGTGATCGCCGAAGAAGCACTCGAAATCGCAGACACGACCAAGCTCGGCGAGCGCACCGAAGACAGCGAGCAAGGGAAAAAGGTCGTGCGCGAAGACATGCTCGGTCACCGCAAGCTGCAGATCGAGACGCGCCTCAAGCTGCTGGCCGTGTGGTTCCCGCGCAAGTACGGGCAACGCATCGACATGACCACTGGCGGCGAATCGCTGAACCTCACCGCCGAAGACCGTGCGGCAAAGCTGGCCGCGATTCAGGCCGCAGCGGCACGGCGCAAGGCCGAACAGGAAGACGGCGAAGACCTGCTATGAACGCCGCCGAGCTGGAAGCGCTACGGCCGTACATGACGCCCGAGGAACGCGCCGAAGTCGACATGCTGCTGGCGACATACACGCCACCGATCTGGAGCCCGCTGCGTGGCCCACAAACCCTTGCATACGAGTCCAACGCCGACGTCATCGGCTTCGGTGGCGCGGCCGGCGGCGGCAAGACCGACCTGGCTATCGGCAAGGCGCTCACGCAGCACCAGAAGTGCATCGTGGTTCGTAAGAACGGTACCGAGCACGTCGGCATGGTCGACCGCATGGGCGAACTGCTCGGCACGCGCGATGGCTGGTCGAGCAAGGATGCGATCTGGCGCCTGCCCGATGTGCAGGTTGAATTCGGCTCAGTGCCGAACATGGGCGACGAGCAGAAGTATCGCGGCCGCCCGCACGACCTGATCATCTACGACGAAGCCGCCGAGATCCCCGAGTTCCAGATCCGCTTCCTGATGGCGTGGAACCGCACGACCGACCCGAAGCAGAAGTCGCAAACGCTGATGACGTTCAACCCACCATCGTCCGCTGAAGGGCGTTGGCTGATCGAGTTCTTTGCACCCTGGATCGATCGTAAGTATGCCGGCAAGCGCGCCGTGCCGGGCGAGTTGCGTTGGTTTGCCAGCGTCGACGGGCACGACATCGAAGTCGAGGACAGCAAACCGTTCGAGCACGGCGGCGAACTCGTCATACCGCGCTCGCGCACGTTCATCCCGTCGCGCGTGACCGATAACCCGCACCTGGTGGGCACGAACTACGTGTCGCAGTTGCAGGCACTCCCCGAGCCGTTGCGCTCGCAGATGCTCTACGGCTCGTTCGAGGCAGGCATGGAAGACGACGCAATGCAGTTGATCCCGACCGAGTGGGTCGACATCGCAATGGCGCGCTGGAGCGCGAAGCAGAGCAAGCCGCCTATGGATTCCATCGGCGTGGACGTGGCGCGCGGTGGGCGCGACAACACGGTGATCGCGCGCCGCCATGGCATGTGGTTCGATGAACCGATCCTCAAGCCCGGCACCGCAACGCCTGACGGGCCGACGGTGGCCGGCTACACGATCGCCGCGCTGCGCGATAACGCGCCGATCCACATCGACGTGATCGGTGTGGGCTCAAGCCCGTACGACTTCCTGAACCAGATGAACGTGCAGGTGTACGGCGTGAACGTGTCGGAAGCTGCGCGCGGCGTGGACAGGTCGGGGCGGCTGCGGTTCTTCAACCTGCGCACCGAACTCTGGTGGCGCATGCGCGAGGCGCTGGATCCGCTCGCGAACAACGGCATAGCCCTACCCCCTGACAAGCGTCTCGCAGCCGACCTGTGCGCCCCCAAGTGGCGCGTGCAGGGCAAGACGGTGCAGGTCGAATCCCGCGAGGACATCGAGAAGCGCATCAAGCGATCACCGGATTGGGCCTCGGCCTACGTGCTCGCGCTGATCGACACGCCCAAGCTGCACGACATGCAACGTAACCATACCGATCGGGGCGCCGAATACGATCCGTACGCATATTCGATGCCCCGCAATCGCGGCGAGCATAACCCGTACGCGTAACCAGCCCATGACCGATGTTCGCCCATGCACGTTCGATGAACTCGCCAGTGCGGCGGGCTTCGACGCGCTGTGCGCGGAATACGCGGCCGAGTCTGGACGCATGTCGGAGCTAGGCGAGCCGAGAGTCGACGGCAACGCGTACCGGGCGATGGAAGCCGCAGGGCTCGCACAGTGCATCGGCGTGTGGAACGGCGCGGATCTGGTGGGCTTCGGTGTGGTCACGCTGACCGTGTTGCCACATTACTCGAAGCTGATCGGCTGCCTGATCTCGTTCTTCGTTGCATCGAGCGCACGCCAGGGCAGCGCAGGCACGCGACTGCGGCTTGAGGCCGAGCGCATCGCACAGCAGCGCGGCGCACTCGGTCTGATGATCAGCGCGCCGGAAGAAAGCCGGCTCGACGTGATCCTGCCGCGCAACGGATACCGCGCAACGAACCGCGTGTACTTCAAGGGCTTCGGCCATGAATGACGTTGCCGAACGCGTGCTCTCGCTCGTGGCGCCTGACCGGACGACGCTCGACACGTTGCGCGATATCGACGCCAGCTTGCGCGAACTGCCGCAGATCGAGGTAACGATCGATCACCTGATTCATGGCGGCATGTACGGACGCACCGCACATCTGCCCGCAGGCGTTGTCGCATCAGGCACGGTGCTGCGCCGCGCGACTGTGCTGGTGCTGCACGGCGACGTGACGATGTTCACGGGCAACGAAGCGGTACGGCTCACAGGCTTTCACGTGCTGCCCGGTCTGCGCGGGCGCAAGGCGTTGTTCAGAACGCACGCCGAAACGCACATGACGATGGTCCTGCCGAGCGATGCGCAATCGGTCGAAGAAGCAGAAGCCGACATGACGAACGAGACGCAACTGCTGGCGAGAGCCCCCGGCAACGTAACGATCACGAAGGAAACATCATGAGTTCACTCGCGTTAATCGTCGCTGGCGCGACGGCTGCCATAAGCGCGGGCGCAGCGGTCGCCCAGCACGTTCAGGCTAACCAGCAGGCCGCACAGCAGCGCGGCGACGCGGACAAGGCAAAGGCTGCAGCGGGCACTGCACAGAAAGCCACAGCCGCCGATACGTCGGCGCTGAACCCTGGCGGCACGCCCGCTGCGGCCGGCGTGAACAGCGGCCCCGCATCCACGTTGCTGACCGGAGCGGGCGGTGTTGCGGGTTCATCGCTCAACCTCGGCGGTGCGGGCCTCGGCTCGAATACGTTGCTGGGTAGCTAATGGCAACGCTTCTCACGAACGACCAGAGCGCGCAACCGGACGCATCAGCCGAGAAACCGAGTCAGTCGGGCGGCAATGCGAAGCCGGTGAAGACGCGCAAGGAACTCATTCTCCAGCGATGGTACGCGCTGAAGAATGAGCGTTCGTCATGGATTCGCGAGTACAAGGACATCAGCAATGTCCTGCTGCCGCGCGCGGGCCGGTTCTTCGTCGAAGACCGCAACCGCGGCAACCGGCGCAACCAGAACATATTCGACAGCACGGCCACGAAATCGCTGCGCGTGCTCGGCGCCGGGCTCATGGCCGGGGCGACATCGCCCGCACGCCCGTGGATCGCGCTCAAGACGCCGTATGACGACCTGAACAAAAAGAAGCCCGTCAAGGCGTGGTGCGCCGAAGTCACGAAGCTGATTCTCGACATCTTCAACCGGTCCAACGTGTACCGCTCGCTGCACTCGATGTACGAGGAAATCGGCGCGTTCGGCACCAGTGTTGCGATCATCATGACCGATTATCAGGACGTGATCCGCATGTACCCGCTGACGGCCGGCGAGTATTGCATCTCGACCAGTGACCGCGGCGAAGTGGATACGCTCTATCGTGAATTCCAGAAGACCGTCGCCCAGCTCGTGAAGCAGTTCGGCTACGCGAACGTGAGCGACAACACGCGGCGCATGTACGACTCGGGCAACCTGGACGTGTGGCGCACGGTGATCCACTGCATCGAGCCGAACGAAGACCGCGACCCGAGCAAGTCGGACGCACGCAACATGGCGTGGACGTCGACCTATCTCGAAGTGGGCGGCTCGTCGGACTCGCAGCAGACATCCAACCAGGGCACGACAGGCGGCGATAACGCGCTGCTGTCCGTGGGTGGCTTCAAGAAGTTTCGCGTAGTCGCGCCGCGCTGGTCGACCTACGGCGGTGACATCTACGGCAACGGCCCCGCAATGGACGCGCTGGGCGACATCCGCCAGTTGCAGCACGAGCAGCTGCGCAAGGGCCAGGCTATCGACTACATGACGAAGCCGCCTATCCAGGTGCCGACGTCGCTGAAGAATCACGATATCGACACGCTGCCGGGCGGCATCTCGTACGCGGACGCGGCCTCGCCGAATGGTGGCATCCGCTCGATCTACGAAGTGAACCTCCCGCTGCAATATCTGCTGCAGGATATTCAGGACGTGCGCGAGCGTATCCGCAGCGCGTTCTACGAAGACCTGTTCCTCATGCTCGCGAACAACACGAACGCGAACATGACGGCGACGGAAGTCGCGGAACTGCACGAAGAAAAAATGCTGATGCTCGGCCCCGTGATCGAGCGCCTGCACGACGAGCTGCTTAAGCCGCTGGTCGACGCGGCGTTCGACATCATCGTCGAAGCGGGTCTGCTGCCGCCACCCCCGCCCGAACTGGCCGGTGTTGCGCTGCAGGTCGAGTTCGTCTCGATCCTCGCGCAGGCACAGAAGCAGATCGGCACGAACAGCATCGACAAGCTGGTCATGGCGCTTAGCGGCGTCGCGCAGTTGCAGCTCGAAGCACAGCAGCCCGTCACGGTGCTCGACAACTTCGACACCGACGGATGGTACGAGCAGTACACCGATGCGCTCGGCACCGATCCCGCGCTCGACGTCGATCCCGATCAGCGCGACGCGCAGCGCGCAGCCCGCGCCAAGGCCGCGCAGCACGCCGCGCAGCAGGCGCAGATGCAGCAGGCAGCAGAGACGGCGAAGACGGCCGCACAGGCACCGACGCAAGGCGGCGCCAGCAATGTGCTGTCCGACACGTTATCGAACCTCACCGGATACACAGGCGGCCCGCAATGATCTCGATGAAGCTCACCGCGGCCGAAGCCAAGGCCGACACGATGCTCGGCGGCACGGACGACGATCTGCCGCAATACCCGTACGGCCTGTCGATCTGCCTCGATGACGACATCCTCGCGAAGCTGGGCATCACCGAATTGCCGCCCGTCGGCACGGTGATGCAACTCACCGCGCTCGTCGAGGTTTGCAGCATCTCGCAGTACGAGAACCAGGACGGCGCAGACAAGAGCATGAACCTGCAGATCACCGACATGGAACTCGCGAACGGAAACAGCGCACCGAAGCCGATCGCGAACCGGATCTACGGCGAATAGCCGTAACCATACCCCAAACGCTCGCCCGTATTCTCCGCACTCATGAGTTCCGACTTCAATCCGACCGACCTTGCCGCGCTCGACGAACAACGCGCGAGCGCGAAGGAACAGTCGAAGTTTGAACTCGGGATGGAACTGGACGATGTTCGCTGGCTCATGAGCGGCAAACGCGGCCGTCGATTCATGTGGCGCCTTCTCGGCGACGCCCGACTGTACCAGCAGTCGTTCGACGGTAACGCGAACTGGTCGATCTTCAACGAAGGCAAACGCAGCATTGCGCTAAAGCTCATGGCACAGATCCATTCGATCGACGGCGGTGCCGAGTTGTACGCGCAGATGGCGACTGAAGCGAAGGTAAAGGAAAAACCAAATGGCTGACCCCATCACTGATAGCCAGGCGGCACCGGCAGACGCGACCAGCACGACGGCAAGCCCCGCCGATGCACCGCAGAGCCAGGCAGCAGCGCCCGATGCCAGCAACGCGCCGGCAGCGAGCACAGACGCAAAGCCAGCCGAACCCGCTGCAGCGAAACCGGACGACGCGAACGCGAAGCCCGCAGAACCTGCAAAGGAAGTCGTCTACGAATTCAAGTTGCCCGATGGCGTCGAGTTGAAAGGCGAGACGGTCGAGAAACTGAAGACGACGGCCAAGGAATTCGGCCTCACGCCCGAACAGGCGCAGCGTATCGCGGATCTCGGCGTCGAGCAGGCGCAAGGGTTTGCGGCGCAGCTAGTCGAGCAGCAAAAGGTCATGACCGCCGAATGGGCGGAACAGACCACGACGGACAAGGAAATCGGCGGCGACAAACTGTCGGAAAACCTGGGCGTCGCAAAGAAAGCGCTCGACACGTTCGGCTCGAAAGAGCTTAAGACGCTGCTGAATCAAAGCGGCCTTGGCAACCACCCGGAGATCGTCCGGTTCATGGTCAAGGCAGGCAAGGCAATCAGTGAGGACGGGCAATTGATCACGGGCAGTGCGGCGCAGGCAGACCGCGCCAACGTGCCTCTCGAAAACCGTCTCTATCCGAACCAGAAATAAGGGGCGCACATCATGGCTGTACTTGGCACAAAGAATCCGACGCTGCTCGACGTAGCAAAATCGCTCGACCCGAGCGGCTCCACGGCCGACGTGATCGAACTGCTTAACCAGACCAACGAGATTTTGCTCGATGCGACGTGGGCCGAAGGCAACCTGCCGACCGGTCACCGCACGACGGTCCGCACCGGCCTGCCGACGGTCATCTGGCGCAAGCTCTACGGCGGTGTCCCGCCGAGCAAATCGACCCGCGCACAGGTCGACGAAGCAACAGGCATGCTCGAAGCTCGCAACGAAATCGACGTGGATGTCGCTAACCTGAACGGCAACACGGCTGCGTTCCGCCTGTCCGAAGCCAGTTCGTTTCTCGAATCGATGAACGAGACGATGGCTTCGACGCTGTTCTACGGCGACACGACCGTCAATCCTGAACGCTTCACCGGCCTCGCACCGCGCTATGGCGCGATCAGCGGCGCGCCGAATGCGAACAACATCATCGACTGCGGCGGCACGGGCTCGAACAACTGCTCGATCTGGTTGATGAACTGGGGCGATCAGACCGTCACCGGTATTTTCCCGAAGGGCTCGAAGGCCGGCGTGTATCACGAAGACCTCGGCGTGATCGACGCGTTCGACGCGAGCAACAACCGCTTCCGCGCAGTAGCGGATCGCTGGCAGTGGAAATGCGGCATTGCGCTGAAAGACTGGCGTTATGTCGTGCGCGCCGCAAACATCAACGTGTCGGACCTGACCACGCTGGCGGTGACGCCGACGTTCCCTGGCGTAAACGGCACCTCGCCGGTGGATCTGATCCAAACAATGATCCGCATGACGGCGCGCATTCCGCGTCAGGGTATGGGCCGCCCGGTGTTCTACGTGAACCGCACGATCGGCGAAATGCTACGCGTGCAGGCGCTGAACAAGTCGCAGAACGCACTGAGCATCGAAACTGCGTCGGAGCAGATCACGACCAAGTTCTACGGCATTCCGATCCGTATCGTCGACGCGCTTCTGTCCACCGAAGCGCGCGTCGTCTAAGCGAAGCGCAAAGGCGCGGGCCGCTTCGGCGGCTTGCTCTTAAACGAAACAGGAGTAACACACCATGATCATGGATCAACAAAGCCTGTTCTCGGATGCGCAGGCCGTCACGGTCACCGCGAATTCGACGAACGTTATCGACACCCTGCCGAGCGGCGGCCCGAACACCAAGTCTGGCATTGGCGATGGCCAGGACATCAGCCTGTTTGCGCAGGTTGGAACCACCTTCACGGCTGGCGGCGCCGCGACGATGGTCATCGCATTGGTGTCCGCTGACGACGCCGCGCTGACGACCAACGTCATCACGCACTATGCGACCGCAGCAATCCCGGTGGCTTCGCTGACCGCCAAGTCGCGCCCCGTCCAGATCGACCTACCGTTCGGCAAGTACCGCCGCTACGTCGGTTTGCAGTACACGGTCGCAACGGGTCCGATGACCGCGGGCGCCATCACCGCCGGCCTGGTCGAAGATCTCCAGACGCTCAACGGCACCGTCGACTACGCGAAGGGCTTCACCGTCGCGTAATGAGCAGCCGGGCTTCGGCCCGGCTCTTTCGATTGCATCGGAGCGCAACACATGGGCATCAAGGTTATCGCCACCGCCAAGGGCTACTACGGGCAGTTCCGCGAATCGGGCGACGAGTTCGAGATCGCGGACGACGAAGCGTTTCACGAATCGTGGATGGAGCGCGCAGACGGCAAGCCGATGAAGCGCGCGAAGGCCGCACAGCCGCAGACCACGGGCAACAACCCGATTGGCGGCAAGCCGCACAGCGGCGCTGACAACCTTCCGAATCCGGCCGATCTGACCTGAGCGGTTCGCGCAACGGTGAGTGATTACGGGAGCCCGCGCGGTTCCCGTTTCTATTTGAGGGGTGGGCTTTGGCCTCAGAAATCGATATCTGCAATCTGGCGCTTGGGCACCTGGGCGATCGCGCCACGGTGTCGAGCATCAGCCCGCCCGAAGGCAGCGCACAGGCCGAGCATTGCGCACGCTTCTACCCGGTCGCGCGTGACCTTGTGCTCGAGTCGCATGAATGGGGATTCGCCACGAAGCGCGCGAACCTCGCGCTGCTGACCGACACACCCCCGCCCGGCTTCACGTTCGTCTATCAGGTACCGAGCGATTGCCGCAACATCATCGATCTGATCGACCCCAACGCGCCTACGTTCTACCCGATCGACGAGCGCTGCGGCCACTGGCAGGACGACAGTTTCACGATGCCGGCCGTACCGTACGAGCTTGAGGCCCGCACCGACGGCACGGGTGTCATCTACACGAATCTCGAAAACGCCATTATCCGTTACGTCGCGAGCATCACCGACACAACGAAATTCAGCGCGCAGGTTGTCGACGCTATCGCGTGGCTGCTGGCCGCATACCTCGCCGGCCCGGTCATCAAGGGCGACACCGGCATGGCGGTGACGAAGGCGATGATGCAGGGCTACATGCTGAGCCTGTCTGCGGCGAAGACGAACGATGCGAACAACCGCCGACGCTCGATCTCGCAGTCTCAACGCCCCGCGCCCTGGATTCAGAACCGATAATGCCGAACATCAAAAATCTGTCGCGCTCATTCGCCGCGGGCGAGATCACGCCGGAACTGTTCGGCCGCGTCGACCTCGACCAGTTCCAGACCGGTCTCGCGCTTTGCCGCAACTTCGTGACGCTGCCGCACGGCCCGGCGGTGAACCGCGCCGGTACGGCGTACGTGCTCGAAACGCGCGCAAGCCAGCTACGAACGCGGCTTATCCCTTTCACCTACAGCACCACGCAAACGATGGTGCTGGAGTTCGGCCAGTACTACATCCGCTTCCACACGCAGGGCAAGACCCTGCTCGAAGCCGCGCTCGCGTCGTCGGTCGCCGGCAACACGGTCACCGCGGCGAACACATATTCAAATGGCGAGTGGGTGTTCCTCACCGGCGCGGCGCTTTCGCAATGGGGCGTCGTCACCGGCAACACCGGCGCGGCGTTCACGCTGACCGACTTCGCAGGCAACCCGCTCGATCTGACGGCCTACGCGGGCGCGGGCACTGTGGCGCGGATATACAACGTACCGACACCGTACTCGCAGGACGATATCTTCGATCTGCACTATGTGCAGTCTGCCGACGTGATGACGATCGTGCACCCGAAGTATCCGCCGAAGGAACTGCGCCGGCTCGGTGCGGCTAACTGGACGCTGACCGATATCAGCTTCGTGTCGTCGATGACGCCACCGACCAACGTTGTCGCCACCGCGGTCCACGGTACGACCGGCACGCCGAACTACGTCGATTACCCTTACCTGGTTACGTCGCTGTCGTCGACCGGTGAAGAATCGCTGGCGTCCGCAGTATCCATCGCAAACAACGATCTGACGCTCGCCGGCTACACCAACATCATCACGTGGACCGGTGTAACGGGCGCAGCCCGGTACAACGTCTACCGCAAGTACCAGGGTATTTACGCTTTCATCTCGCAGACCGAAGACACGATCGTCGTCGACAACAACATCGTGCCCGACACGGCGACAACGCCGCCCGAACTGAAAAACCCGTTTGGCACCGTCAACAATTACCCGGCGGCGGTCAGCTATGTGCAGCAGCGCCGCGTGTTCGCGAGCACGATCACGCTGCCGCAAACGATGTGGATGACGCGCACCGGTACCGAGTCGAACCTGTCATCGAGCACGCCGTCGCGCGATACCGATGCGCTTGTCTTCCGCATCGCCGCGCGCGAGGCGAACACGATCCGGCACATCGTGCCGCTGTCCGAGCTGGTGCTGCTCACGTCAAGCGCCGAATGGGCCGTCACCGCAAACGGGTCGGCCACGCAGGCGCTAACGCCGAGCACGTTGTCGGTGCAGCCGCAAGGCTACACGGGCGCGTCGAACGTGGTGCCGGTCACCGTCAGCAATTCGCTGCTATACGCGATGGCGTTAGGCGGCCATATCGGCGAGATGACATTCAACTACTACGCCGGCGGCTATGTCACGCAGGACATCAGCCTCATGGCACCGCACCTGTTCGACTTCTTCACCATTGTCGATATGGCCTACGCAAAGGCACCCTATCCGATCATGTGGTGCGTGTCGTCGAATGGCGATCTGCTCGGTCTGACCTACTCGCCCGCTAATAAGGTGTCGGCATGGCATCACCACGATACCGACGGCGCTTTCGAATCGGTGTGCGTCGTGACCGAAGGTAGCGAATCGGTGCTCTACGCAATCGTCAACCGCACAGTCAACGGCCGCCAGGTCCGCTATGTCGAGCGCATGCACAGCCGCCAGGTCGAAACGCTCACCGACAGTTTCTTCGTGGACTGCGGCGTGCTCTATTCCGGCGCCGCCACGCAGACGATTACCGGGCTCGGGCATCTCGAAGGTAAGACCGTCAGCATCCTCGCCGACGGCGCGGTGCAGCCGCGGCAGGTTGTGACAAACGGGACTGTATCCCTGCAGCACGCCGCGAGCATCGTCGCAGTCGGCCTGCCGATCACGGCTGACATGGAGACGCTGCCGTTCTCGTATCAGGCGCCGGGCTTCGGTCAGGGCGCAATGAAGAACGTGAACAAGGTGTGGCTGCGCGTGCATAACTCGTCGGGCGTCTTCGCCGGCCCCTCGGTCGACGACCTGATCCAGTACAAGCAACGCACGACCGAACCCTACGGTTCGCCGCCCGCGCTAATCACCGGCGTGATCGAGCTTGACCTCGCGCCGAGCTGGAACGCCGACGGTTCGGTGTTCATCCGGCAGTCGGACCCGCTGCCGCTGATCGTCGCGTCGATGACGATCGAAGCATCTATAGGTGGTTGACGGTGGCAAAGCTGATCGTACGCAACACTCGCGAAGGTGATATCGAAGCGGTCGCCGCAAATCTGCGCGTGGCCGATATCGAGGAAATACACGGATCGGTCGGGCATCGCGACTGCCTCACGATCATGCAACAGGGCGCGCAGACGTCGACGCTGCTCTGGACGATCGAAGTCGACGGTGAGCCCGCCGGCCTGTTCGGCGTCACGCCGGCACAGGGTATCGGCGTGCCGTGGATGCTCGGCACGCCTGCGCTCGAGCGCGCACCGAAGCAGTTGACCCGGCTCGGGCGCGCGTACGTAACCTTAATGAACAACAAATACGCGACGCTGCTGAACTACGTAGACGCGCGCAGCCTCAAGTCTGTGTACTGGCTCGCGCGTCTTGGCTTCACCGTCCAGAAAGAAACAGAGCCCTACGGCGTTTTCGGCTTGCCGTTCCACCGCTTCGGGATGAAACGATAATGTGTCTGCCCAATCTTGCGACCGCAGCCAGTGCCGCCAGCGCGACGACGGGCAGCGGTGCGCCCTACGCGTTCGGCGGCTCGTCACCGGCCAGCACATCGAGCATCTTCACGCCCGCGAATACCAACCTTGCACTCGGGGCGGTCGGCGGCGCATTCAGCCTGATCGGCGCGCTGTCCAAGGCAAATAACACCATCACCGCGGACAACGCGCAAGCCGACCAGCTTCTGGCGAACGCGAAGAACGCCGAAGGCGCGGCGGCCAGCGCCGTTACCACCGGCATCGCACAAGCAGCAAACGTCGAGACCAAAGGCGCACAGACCGTCGCGTCGCAACGCGCGGCGATGGCCGCGAATGGTGTCGACGTGACTGCCGCGGGCACCGCGCAGAACGTGCAGGAAAGCACGAAGTACATCACCGACCAGAACGTCCAGACGATCACCGCCAACGCCGCGCGCGCCGCTATGGGTTACACGCAGCAGGAGCAAAGCGATATCGCGAACTCGGCGGCGTACCGGGCGGCCGGTGCATCGGTAAGCCCGCTCCTTTCGGGCGCGTCGTCGCTGCTCACATCGGCCACGGGCGTGGCGTCGAACTGGTACCGCAATCAACGCGCAGGGGTTAGCTGATGCCCGTCGTTCCGTCACTCGACCCGTCACAACAGGTCACCCCAAGCCAGGCGCCCGATTTTCAAGGATCGACGGCGGTTACCGCGAGCCTGCTCGATCAGGGTGCGCAGCAGTTCAGCCAGGCCGGCGACGCGCTCGGGCAGGCCGCGAACGCGCAATCGCAGATGGCGATCGACGCGCAGAATCTGGCGAACCAGACGCGCGTGAACGACGCCGTCAACCAGCTCAAGACGACGCAGCAGGATCTGATG